CCCAGCTCCGCAGAACATGAGAAAGTTATTTAGAGAGCCGATACAAGGCCTCAGCTCTGCGTTTGTGAAATCAACCCACAATTCCATACGAGTCTACCTCGAAGTCAGAACCTTCGAGAGAGTATTCATTGTAGGTGTCGACAGTTACGTCAGGACAGTGTAGAAGAATAAGAGAATGTACATTAGCACCCAAGCTCCAGGTTCTTATGTTCTCTTCTATAGCCAATTGGCAGGGTATTGAGACTCCAAACTTTTCCGCCATCAACATGCGTGATGATTGCGATACAGGAATATTCAGTTTCTCAGTAACATTCATAGCTTCTATACCAGATTTCAAAGTACGTTCCCAGAATCCGGAGAACGTTTTGTCTAAAAGACTTCCCACGTTATAACTGCGGGTTAAATATAAGAGACGAGTTGCAAGCACGTGTACTATCGGACACCCAGCGCATTGAAATAACATGCTGAGTGCTTTGACTCTCAATAGTTTCATCTTAGTTCTATCAGAAGCTCGCAAATATTTAGTCTGACACCAACCAAAATTGCAAAGAATTTTGATTGGATCAACAACATTGCGGCGTTCATTAATGTCAAAAATATTCTGACAGAACCCTGCAGTCTCCAACGTATAATGTACGTCTAATTTAACCAAACAGCCCATAGATGAAAAAACAGCAGGATCGAACTCTAATTGCGAGTCTATCGCAAAGAGTCCGTCATCTCCTTCAACTACACCTATGGTTTGAATGTTTTGAACGTAGCAAGCGAATCTCATAAGGCAATAGTTTATGAGACCATTACCCAAGGACGTCGTCATTTCACCTGACATCCTACGTGCGTTAATATAACCACTAAAGAATTTGTTTTTAATAATGTTTTTACCAGAGACCACTGTTTCCATTAGTTTAAGAACGTGGTACATGTTGGAGTTAGTTTTTCCAACGATTGAGCGATAGATAAAATACTCGATTTGTTTGTACATCTCCTCCGAAACGTGAGCTTCGAAAGAAGTGTAATCCGTAGCTAGATACTTTAAGCCAGGTCTATACAATCTTTCATAAATATATTTAGGTCTATCTTCGACGGGTACATGCTTAATAAATGCAGGATGCTTATAAACTACTTCTTCTATCTTTTTGACGACGGGCCCGAAAATGACCTTTGCTTCGTCAACACGTGCGTAAATGCCGCGGCCGTGTTTTATCCCAGGATAGAATTCGTCTTTCATAAACAGCTTGACTATAAAGTTGCGCCTATCTTCTATTGTTATAATTTCGCCATAAATTTTTCGTAGCTCTACTTTTCTCCACTCCGGATAATTAGTCTTAGAGAGCCAGTCTTCAAAATTTATTTCTTCATTATACTCTAGTATTTCCCCTTCAAATTCAGGCAATATGACTTTCTTTACGAATCGCCCAAATTTTCTCCAAAAACCTTTCATAGTTATCGCGGGTAGTTTCCTACCGGCACGATGTTTCGCTCCATTCCGTAACATTTCAGGCCAGTTACAATCAGGATGCGGATACACAGCTCCCCCAAGATATACGGGCAAAGTGCAGGCTTGTGTTCGGCGCTGCATGATAGGAGGAGGTTTTACCTCAACGTTGAGCTTCATCCCCTCACCGTCAGGGACGGGCAGAGGGTATTTACAGAGGATGAAGTTGTCGTTCGGGCGGTATCCTAATAGTATCCGGGACCCACCCGGAGCGCGTTTTTTTGCAGCTCCGGACACGGATTGGACTATTAGTTTTTGTTTCAACTCAGACGATTGGATGGCACATTCTGAAATAAAGTTGGCTACATAGATAGTATTAACATCTAGATTTTGGTTAATTGAATCTAAATTAATGAAACCATCGACATTGACTTACGTCATTCGGGTGATGTTTCTTTCTATTATAGCTTTCCTTGCGTCAGCAGTCAAACTCGGAACGACAGCATGACCAGACATGATATTAAGCAGTTTTGCGTACTCAATTTTCATGCTAGTCTCAGCAACTGGTTGCGAATGCAACAAATATCTACCAGACACTTTCTTGGTTAGATTGTTTGCAGCATCCCAGAAATCC